CCGTGTTCTTTACAAAACATTTCTGCTGCTTTCCACTTTTGCTGATTTACGGCATAGGTGACTGTTTCTTGTATGAATCGTTTTGTGCGTCTTGCTTGTGTAGGTTGTTGCGTTTGTTTGAATGGTTTCACTTCTAAAACAAGAGTGGTTTCTTTGTCTCCCTGTTTGACTTTTGCAATAAAATCTGGGAAATAACGATGAACACGATTATCAACAGGTGAGACATAAGGTATGTAAAGTTCTTCAGATGCCCACCAGATAACCCTCGGATTCTCATCCAAGTATTTCATTACTCGTAGTTCCCAAGAAGAACGATAGACGATGTTGTTCGCATCTCCGTTATATTTCTTTGGGTTCTTTGGCTTAAACCATCCCTTATATGACATAAATACTATCTAGTCAACAAGGAAGACCATGGCACTATTTTCACTCACAGATATACAATTTAATGTTCCTGGAACTAGAGCAGGAACATCTCAATTGACAGACCGACCCTTAGAATATGATTTAAACACCTTTCGATATCCAATTGATTTAGGATCGGTCGATAAAGGTCATTACATGGTCATTAATATTAACGAACAGACAAGCACTTCTTTCAAAGGAACAGAAGTTAAGGGCGTTTTACCAACAATTAAACAAAATCAACAAGTCGTTTCTTCTTTATTTGGTGCCTCTACTGTTCCTCAAAATGCATTAAACACTATTGATTTAGTAACCGAAATCATTAAATCTGGCGTAAGTCTGACAGGTTTAGGAAATGCAATAGTTAATGGAGGACAACAAAGCTCTAGAGGACAACAAAGCTCTAGCTCTCCTGGCGCCGGCCTCTTTGGAGAAGCACAGAGGCTGATAGGTAATTTCAGGCAGGGTTTGCAAAATGGCGTTCGAAGTGTTCGTAGAATTACAGATACAATTGCTCTTTATATGCCAGATACTTTAAATTTTGACTATAATCAAACCTATAGTGAATTGAGACCAGGTGAGCAATTGGAGGGCAAAATTCTTTCAGCTGGATCTGGAATAGCTGAAACATTAAAAGCCGGCGGATCTATAGAAACTGTAAAAGCAAATTTGGCAAAAACTTTATCGCCATTTGCCTTTAAAGCACTCACTTCTTCTTTTGGTGATGTAGGTAAAATACTTTTTACCGCAGGCACAGGTGGTGCTGTAAGTAATCCAATGCTAGAATTGATTTATGCTTCTCCTTCTTTTAGAGAATTTAGATTTGATTTTATTTTGTATCCACGCTCTCAAAGAGAAGCAGTAGAAGTAAATAATATTTTAAATCGTCTGAGATTTCATCAGGCACCAGAGTTAGTCAAAAATACAGGTGGCGCATTTTTATATCCGCCATCAGAATTCGATATTTCATTTTATTACAACGGTCAAATAAATCCAAATATTCCAAGAATTTCTACTTGTGTTTTAACAGGTATTCAAACAGATTATGCACCAAACGGATTTGCTGCATATGAAGTTCCTGGCCAAAACAAAGCTGGATTTGGCGGTACAGGTATGCCAGTTGCAATTCGTTTATCTCTGTCATTTAAAGAAACTGAGTACCTTGTCAAAGGAAGTCCAGTATTGAGTAATGTTGATAAACCGCAATATACAAATCAACAGTTAGATGCATTTAGAAGAGCCGGCCAAGCTGGTGAATTTGGTACGAGTTAAACATGGCACGATACTTTAATTACTTTCCAAAAACTTTTTATTCTACACAAGACATTGTTCGTGGTGTAGATACTGTTACAAATATCACGGCAAGATTTTCATTAGAGCAATCTTTCTTAGACAATACGACAATTTATTTGAAGTATGATGTGCAAGAAAGTGATACACCTGAAATCATTGCTAGTAAAATTTATGGTTCTTCAGAGAGACATTGGATTGTTTTGGCAGCCAATCAAATTATTGACCCACAATGGGAATGGCCATTAGAATACAGAACACTCATTACCTACATTACAGAAAAATACTCCGCCAATGCAGTAAGTCCTCAAACTGGTTTAGAGTGGGCACAATCAAACATTTATGCTTATTATGAAGTTCAAACAAGAACAACCATTTCGACCGGAGCATCAATTGAAAAGAAAATTGAAATAGATGCAAATACATATGCAAATGTTGTTGCAAGTACCGTAACTAAAACTCTTGCTGATGGTGCACAAATTTCGATTGCAACAACAAAAGAAACAAAAACATACTATGACTATGAAGTTGAAGAAAATGAAAACAAAAGAAGTATTAAAATAATTAAACCAGAGTTTGCATTTTCTTTAGAGGAAGAATTGAAACGAGTATTTTTATAATGACAATTGAACTTAATCAATCTACACAATTTAAAGTAAAGAGATTAGAGATTGTTACTAAATTTGGTAACATAAATCTTTCCAATGCCTTTCAAGAAATAAACATTTATGATAGTATGTTTATGCCATGTATTCGTGGAGAAGTGTTGATACAAGATTCGGTTGGTATTTTAAATCGTCTATTGTTAGATGGCAGTGAATTCATACGAATTGCTATTTCAAAATCAGATGAGAGTAGTGACACGCTCTTTGAAAGAACTTTTAAGATTTATAAAGTATCAAATCGAAAAAATGTAAGTCAAAACTCTGAAATTTACTTGTTGCATTTTATATCAGAAGAAATGATATACTCAATGCAACAGAAGATTCGCCAATCATTTACTGGTCAAACTTACACAGGAATGGCAGTAATTATTTTAGTAAATTACTTAAAAGTTACTGGCGATAAAATTGGATTTATTGATGCAACACAAGGCCTACATACGCATGTAATACCAAATCTGAGTCCTTTTGATGCCTTAAATTGGATTGTTAAAAAAGCATTAAACGAGGAAAACTTACCTAACTTTTTGTTCTTTGAAAACAAAAAAGGTTACTGTTTCGTTTCTTTGTCCTCTCTCATTAAAGAACCAACAATCTTTGACATAAACTTTAATCCAAAAAACATTAACGACATTGAAGATTCTTCTTTCTTGGGTGCTAGTGACATGAAAGTTGTTTCACAATTTGACTTTCTGCAAAGCATCGAGGGTGGTGTTTATGCCGGTAAGTTTATTGGAATTGACCCCATTACAAGGCAAGTTCGTGTAAATCGAATTGACTATCAGAAGACTTACAATAGAACCAAATATCATCTAAACAAATATCCAAACTTTTCTGGTTCAAAAAACAGAGAAGGATTAGATGCAGCTCAAATGTTTGATTCGAAAGTATCTTTGTATCCATTTGCAACAACAAGAGGAACGACACCGTATATTCAGACAAACAGTAATCAAGAAGGAACAATTATTGACAAGACACATTTTTATGTCTTTCAACGAATGCCTATCTTGACCAATTTACTTCAAACAACAATACATTTGACTATGCCAGGTAACTTTGGTTTAAGTTCTGGTTATACTGTAAACTTAAATGTACCAACAAGAACAACGAAAGTTGATGACGGAAGTAATTTTGATGACAGTTTAAGTGGCAAGTATATTATTACAGCAACACATCATGTTATTCGTCCAGATAAACACGAAACTGTTATAGAAGTTGCAACAGACTCAACCAATAAACCATTCGTTATAAATCAAACTACATATATGCAGGAGGCCTTGGCGGAATGATGAATACTAATTTTGCAGGAAAGAACGGTTTTATATGGTGGGTTGGCATTGTTGAGAACCGTGTTGACCCATTGGGTATTGGAAGATGCCAAGTGAGAATTTTTGGATGGCACGAAGAGCATTGTCAAAAACTTCCCACCGAAAGTTTGCCTTGGGCGCAACCTGTGATTCCCGTTAATGCCCCAAACACTTTTGCTTCACCCAGAGTTGGTGATTGGGTTCTTGGATTTTTTATGGATGGTGAACAAGCTCAAATGCCTGTCATGTTGGGTATTTTACCTGGTCTAAAACCAGCAAAAACAAATCAACCATATGAAACTGATGAAGAAGAACCAGCTCCTTTTAAATACAGTCCTTTTCAGGTAGGCGCATAAATGTCAATACAGTATGATAAATTTTATGGAGTAGTAGGACCAAATCCTAACTTTCCTATTCCTAATCCAGCAAATACAGTAAAAGATGCAAATGGTTGCGTCTTAGAGGTACAACCGCCAAAAGTTGTGTCAGCAGGAAATGCTCCAGTTGTTGGAGGTCCTTCAAATGTTCCTCAAACTGCTTTAGGTGATATACGAAATACAAACATTATGATTACGAATCAAAATCGTGAGCATGTTTGTGATTTTGTTTTGGAAATGCAAAAGAATATTTACTTAAAGAAATTTTTAAAAGCAGTTGCTCAAAAGATTCGTGAAGGTATAAGGTCTATAATTAGACTTTTAGGTCTGTCGGATCGTTCAGGTATTTTAACTGAAATCATTAATGAACTTAAAGCTTTTGCAAGAGACCTTAGAGAAATACAAAAATTTTTAAGAGATGTTAATGATTTTCTAAGATATGTTTTGGCATATATTACAAAAATTCGAGCAATCATACAATGGATTTTAGGATTACCAGCTCGTCTTGCTCAATTAGTTCGGGATTGTTTGTTGAGATTTTTAAAACTTCTTGCTAACATTTTTACTGATTTTTTAGTAGAACTAGGACCATTAGATGGCGAAGGTTCGGGACAATTTTCAGAGTTAATTTCTGCCTCTAGAGAAGTTATTGAAGAAACAGCAGCAACACTCAGAGAAGCAGGAACAACTCTTGCTTTAGGTGCAGCAATACCAGCTTCTTTAACTGTTGGTCTTTTAATTCCTGTATCACAAGAAGAATTAGATGCTGCAAATAATACCATTAGAACTTATGAATCAAACAATCCAAATCCAACACCAGCACAAATCACAAGTGCCGGAACAAATTTGCAACAAATAGAAGGAATGCCTGCAGCAAACAATGTAAATACAACGATTGAACAAAATAGTTTTAAAACCGTGTGAGTATAAAATGGCAATTGAAAATCCTTATGTAGATCCAGTAGATAGAGCAAAGTTTGAAAGTTTGTCTCCAGAAGACCAAGCTTTCTATTCAGCTGAAGGTGGAGCACCTGACTTAGATGATCCATATATTGCAGCAAGGGCACCAAATGGTGGTATTCCTGCAGCAGAACTAGAATCAAATCCAGATGCATTTGATTTAAATGCTTGGCCAGGGCCATCACCTCTAGGTGTTGACAATGGTTTTACAGAGCCAGAATCTCCAGCAAACACAACAAAACAACCACTTTATCCATATAACAATGTAACTCAGACAGAAAGTGGTCACGCTTTGGAAATGGATGATACACCAACCCGTGAACGAATTCGAATGCAACATGGTAAGTCATTGACATTCTTTGAAATGCATCCAAATGGTGACCATGTTCACAAAGTTTTTGGTGATGACTATGAAATTGTTATTAAAAATAAAAATGTTTTAATTAAAGGTAATCTTAATGTCACCATCAATGGTGATTGTAATATGAATGTTTTGGGTGACTACAATTTGCAAGTTAAAAAAGATTATAATTTACAAGTTGGTGGTAGATATAATGTGCGAGCAAAAGGTGACATTGATATCTCTGGTGATGACGATGTAAGAATTAGTGCAAATGAAAAGTTTGTAGGACAATTATTTTTAAATGCAGCTGATAGTTTAGTTCTTGGATCTGATTTAGTTGTCAAAGGTTCAATACACGCTGATGTTATTACCGCAGAGTCAAGATTGGCTACGGGACAATTAGGTGGAGTAACTGCTGGTTCTGCTGGTTTTGTTTCTGTGCTTGGTGGATTATCTTTAGGAATTCCTATTGCTGTGCCTGGCTCAGTTTATGCGATTGGATCAGGATACTTTGGAGTTTCAACATTTACCCCATTTGCTTCTTCATTATATAATAGTTCTGTTATTAGTAGTTCGATTTGGAGTTATGATATTATCAATTTCATTCAAAGAGAATTATACGCAATGCTGCATATTCATGGCACAAAAGTTGGACCTACAACACCTGCAATTGAACCATACGCAATAGAATTTCAAGGAATATAAAAATATTATGACAAGCATCTATCAAAGGTTAGGTTTTAATTTTACACCATCAAACACGGCCATATTAGAAATATCGGCTGATGCAAAAGCGCAATTGAATTCTATGCCAAGATTGATGAAGGATTGGCAAATAACTGATATTGCAAATAGTGACACTGGAGGTTATTTTAAGAATCCAGTTGCAAATTCATGTTCTTCATTGAATGTCAATACATCTTTAATTTTTGCAGCTGCCAACAACGATCCCGCTAACACATGGACCAATTCAGCTGAAGCTACAACTTTAGCAAACACCGCAAATAATTTTCTTATTGAATTATCTTCATTTGTATCTCATACCAATAACTTATCTGGCGTAAACAGCATGACAAATGGCGGCGATGCTGTGAATGATTTTCCTTATTATGAAACTGCTACTGGCTTTGGAAGAATTATGATTTTTATTACCCATGAGTCAGACGGCGTTCTAAATAGTTCACCAACAATTGGAAGTATGTCAAGTATATTCATTGATACGGAATTACAGGCAAATAGTCAGATAATTTCTAACGACCTTCAAACAATTAACAATTCTTTCGTTGCGGGAATTTATACACTATCTGGATCAGCAATCAACACAATTATTTCACATATTCAAACTGCAAATAATTTAATTGGAACAAGAAGATCCTCAGACATTACTTTTTATAATAATGTGAGGGCCGTCATAGACGATTACAATGAAGTAACTAGATTCAACAATATGGGAGAGGTAACAAAGAATATTGTAACTGACTACATTGGAACAGACAAGATAGTAACAAGATTAAATTCAGAAACAAGTAACTCACAATATTTCCCTAACTAAAATGGCAACAGTAGTCACAGATATCACCAGAGAGTTTAAAGATTTAGATTTAAACTTCACTATTCATCCGGTCAAAAACGATATCAATAAAAACATTGGTACAATAGCGGTTGTCAATTCAATCAAAAACTTAGTATTGACAAACTACTATGAGAAACCCTTTAGACCGGAAATTGGTTCAAATGTTCGTAGACTTTTATTTGAAAACTTAGACACAATTACTGCATCTACACTGGAGAGCGAAATACGCCGAGTGATAGGCAATTATGAGCCTAGAGCAGAAGTTAAAACTATTGTCGTTCAACCTGATTTTGACAACAATGGTTTTAGTGTTTATTTGGAATTTTTTGTTATAAATCGAACTGATCCAATTAGCATTACTTTTTTCTTAGAACGGATTCGATAAATGACAACTTCTAGATTACAAGTCACAGATTTGGATTTTGACACAATCAAAACCAATCTTAGGACTTTTTTACAACAACAAACAGAATTTCAAGACTATGACTTTGAAGGTTCCGGTCTTTCAGTTCTGTTGGACATTTTAGCCTACAACACTCATTATAATGCCTACTATCTAAACATGGTTGCCAATGAGGCATTTTTAGATACTGCCATACTTAGGGATTCTGTTGTTTCACATGCCAAAACTTTAGGTTATACTCCTAGGTCTTTTAGTGCTCCAAAAGCAACAATTACACTTACCGTAGAAACAAATTCTTCAAATACAGGCACTTTAACAATTCCTAAAGGATTTGCTTTTGAATCTAATTTAATTGATGATGTTTCTTATAACTTCGTAACGATTGAAAGCACAACGGTTACAAAATCAAACACACAATTTGTTTTTGAGAACTTAGATATCTACGAAGGATTTTTTGTTACCTATGTTTTTTCATATACAAAAAATTCAAATCCAAAATCAATTTTCATTTTACCAGATACCAACATCGTAACATCCACTATATTTGTTACTGTTACTGACAATACTGGAAATACTGCTTCTGAAGTATACAATCAAGTTACTGACATTTTAGATGTTGATGCTTCCTCTAGAGTTTTCTTTTTACAAGAAGGTAAAAAGGGAGAGTATCAAATCTACTTTGGCAATGATGTTGTTGGTAAAGCATTGGTCGATGGAGCAACTGTTACAGTAAACTATTTGACTACAACTGGACTTGCAGCCAATAAAGCAAATGGATTTGTTGCCAGAACTAGCTTAGACAATTTTTCAAACTTTACAATCGTAGTCAATTCGGTTGCTGGCGGTGGTGCTTTGCGGGAAAGTGTTGATGAAATTAAATATTCAGCTGCAGCTCAATTTTCAACGCAGAATCGTTTAGTCACAATAAAAGATTACGAAAGTTATATACAACAAAATTATCCAAACATCGATTCGTTGTCTGTTTGGGGCGGAGAAGATAACATTCCTCCTGTTTATGGAAAAGTATTTCTTTCTTTAAAACCAAAAGAATATTATTTTATTTCAGAAACAGAAAAACAAAAAATTATTGATGAAATTATCAAACCAAAATCTATTGTTGCTGTTCAAACTGAAATTTTAGATCCTGAATATCTATATCTTTTATTAGACACAACAGTAGAATATGATCCTAAAAAAACAACAAGCAGTGAAGATACATTAAAGCAAAACATAAGAACTGCAATCTTGTCTTACAGGGATACTTTTTTAAACAAATTTGCCTCAAAAATTGTAGATTCTAAATTAGAAACATCAATCGATGCTGTAGATTTAAATGCAATTATTGGTAGTGATTTAACCATTCGTGTTCAAAAAAGATTTGAACCTGTTTTAAATCAATTGCAATCTTACATCATAAACTTCAATGTGCCTTTGCATAGAGGAACAATAACAAATAAACTTCTATCTACAGAATTTGATGTTTTAGATTCATCAGGTATTCGAAGAACGGTTGTTTTTGATGAAGTGCCACAATCGTTTTCTGGCATATCGTCAATTGAAGTTACAAATCCAGGAACTAGATATACAACAGCACCAACAGTTACAATTACTGGTGATGGAACTGGCGCCAGAGCAGAAGCTAGAATAGTCAATGGCACAATTCAAAGTATAGAAATATTGAATCGGGGTATTGATTATACCCGTGCGGTCGTAACAATTAGTGGTGGCGGTGGTTATGGTGCCTCAGCCTCTGCAATCATCGATGCCAAAATTGGTACATTAAGAACAATTTACTATGATACCAACGCAGAGAGACAGATTGTTGATGACAATGTTGGTTCTATTGACTATGATAATGGTATCGTTTCAATTAGTGATATCAACATTCTTTCCGTTTCTTCATTCGATTCGTTGATTAGATTAACAGTTGAATCTGAAAAAGGCATCATAGAATCTAATCGAAATACAATTATCACAATTGATGAGGAAGATTCAATTTCGATTGTTACAAATCTCATTAAAGTGTAATGACAGATTTAAAAACTTCCATTCTTGTTAATCGCCAAGTTCCTGAATATGTTCGGGAAGACTATCCTTTGTTCATTACTTTCTTGGAAGCATATTATGAATTTTTGGAAACAAAACAAGGAACTCAAAATAATGATTTAACGCAAGAAGCAAAAAATTTAAGAAATGTTTCTGATGTTGACGATTCTTTAAATGAATTTGAAAGTAACTTTTTCAACACTTATGCTTCATTATTGCCAAGAGATGTTGCAGTTGATAAAGAGTTTTTGATTAAAAATGTGTTGCCGCTTTACCTATCAAAAGGTAGTGAAGCATCATTTAAATTTTTGTTTAGATTACTGTTTAATGATGAAGTTGCAATCATTCAGCCAAGAAACAATGTTCTTCGTGCGTCTGATGGTAAATGGACAGTTGATAATATTTTAAAAATTCAAACCGACATACGAAGCGTTTATGTTGCAAATGGTAACACATCATCAACTGCTACGGCAACAGGCAACACCACTTTTATTTTAGCGCAACAAGTAGATTCTGACAAAATACAAGTATATGTCAATGATGTAATACAGACTGAAACTACAGATTACTTTCTCCGTAAAGAAACACGAAAAGTCATCTTTAATACGGCACCGGCTGCTAACTCTATAATTAAAGTTTTCTATACTGACTTTGATGTTACACTTCTAAACAATAGAAAAGTAATTGGAGCAACATCCAATGCTTCTGCAATTGTTGAAAGTGCCAGTAAAAGAATCATTACAGATAGATTAAATTTTGGTTTGCCGTTTGAATTATTCATCAACAATAAAACTCTTATTGGTAATTTTATAAATGATGAAACCGTCACAACAACTGTAGTTGATGCTAATGGGGTTTTAATTGATTTAGAAGCAGATACCTTCTCAATTCTTACAAAAATAAATGTAATTGATGGTGGTGCAAATTATAATGTCGGTGATCCAGTAACAATCATTGGTGGTGGTGCCGCTATATCAGCAACAGCTGAAGTTGAAGCAATTACAGATGGTTTTAGTGATAGAATTGTAATTAATTATGGCGGCGCAGGTTTTAAAACTGCATCTATTATTTTTTCTGATCCAAGTTTGCTACCTGGCATAATCACAGGTGCCGTTGATGCTGTAGACACAAATCACTATACTGCAAACACATATAATGTTTTAGGTGTTGATATCATTCAACCGTATGAAAATGTTACGATTAATGCAATTGACTATGGTTTTCCTGCGGCACCTACTGAAAATGCAAACACACGAATTGTTGATGCATTGACCAATCTTTTGGTAACTGATTTAGGACCAATGACAAATGCCGTTGTTCTATTCTCAGATGTATCAGTTAACACAACCGCATTAGATTCAGAAGGCGCAAAATACGCAGTAGGAAATACTTTCTTTGACATTAAAGATTTTCGCTCAGTTGGTAGAATAGATGTTTACAATGGTGGCACTGGTTATAAAATTGGTGATGAAATTATTTTTGCACCAGATCCAACAGGAACAGGCGCAGCTGCAGCAGTAAAAACTGTTAGTGGCATTGGAGCTGTTTTAACTGTTCAAATACAACCACCTCGCATTGGTGGTACTGCAAATGTTCTGAATAATACAGTTGAAATTATTGGAACAGGCACAAACTTTACAGGCGATTTACAGATTGGTGATAAGATTGTAATTCGCAGCCAAGAACGATTTGTCAACGCAATTACATCTTCTACTACTGCAAATGTCAATGTTGCATTTTCTTGGACAGACGGCACGACATATGCAAATAACTATAGAGTTGGTTCATTTGCAAGAGGATTGGTTGGCGGCACAAATTATACACAGAATGTATTTCCAACAGTCACAGTTTCTACTGCTTCTGGTGGAGCTGGTGCAAATATTGCCATCACCTCTCTTATGGGAGATGGTGAATCAATAGAAGCAATTGCCGACCAAATTGCAGGTAGTATCACATCAATTCGTCTGTTGACTGGCGGTGTTGGATATCAATACATTCCAGAAGTTGACCTCACAAACCATGGTGATGGTAGTGCAATTGCAAATGCAGTTTTAGGTGAAGTCTATGTAACTTTACCTGGTCGTTGGACAACATCAGATTCCATTATTTCCAACTCTGAAAGAAAATTGCAAGGTGCAAATTACTATGTTGATTATTCATATGTAACTTCTTCATTGACACAATTTGCAAGGTACAAACAAGTTCTCCGAGAACTCATGCATCCGTCTGGTTTTGTAAATTATGCAGATTTAAATAAACAATCTTCTGCAAATACTTCTGTAACTGTTCAAGATGATGTCTCAAATACAATTTCTGGTATTGTTGATGTGACGGCTGGCTCGCCATTTATTATTGGTACTGGTACACGATTTGTTCTTGCAAACAATAAAGGTATTCTCACAGTTGGTTCAAATGTTGCAGTCAATGGTGAAATACGAACAATTGGCACCATCAATAGTAACACAAATGTTTCGGTTACAACGGCATTTACTCACTCAGCAAATGACCAGACTCTTATTATACTGATATAAATAATACTTATGGCAAACTCAATTAATACAAGAAAACTTAGTTATAACTCTGCAAAACTTTGGCGAGATGCACTCTTAAATGCCTCGACAAATACAAGTCCAGTTCTTTATGTAACAATTGGCAATAATGTGCCATATGCCAATGAGGCATCACCAGATTTAATTGTTGACACAATCAATACTGAAAAAGAAGCATGGGACAACATCTTTGCAGCTAAAAGAGCCACAGGTAACGATGTTCAACTGGTAGTACCAAGAGTTAATTGGACTGCTAATACAAAATATCGCCAGTATGACGATACCGCAGAAATTATTGACTTAGTTACTGCGAATAATACTATCAATCTAAAACCGATGTATGTCATTACATCGGCACGAAATGTTTATAAATGTGTTGCAAATTCTGCTGGAGCCAACTCGACTGTTGAACCAACTGGCGACTATACAACTTCTAATGGTAACATTGCAACTGCTGATGGTTTTATTTGGAAGTATATGTTCAATGTTCAACCATCAAATAAATTCTTAGATGATTCTTGGATTCCAGCACCAACTTCTACAACTGCACTAGACTTTGGTGTAAACGATACTGGTGTTGTCATTGGTGAGTTAACCACAATTGTAATGACAGCCAATGGAACAAACTATCGAGAGGCATCAAACATTCGTGTAGACGGTTTTGTATCTGGCCAATCTACAATTCGTCTTTCAAATACTGCAAATACACTTGCAATCTTCAGTATTCCAACACTTGCAAATCTTGCCAATATGGCAATTTCTGGCACAGGTTTAACATCTGATGCTCACATTACAGCCATTGCAATCGCAAATGGATTGATTACACTTTCTTCTGCTACAAACGCAACTGGTGGAAACGCAAATAACATTACAATTTCTACCCGTGTTTATATTGATGGGGACGGCATTGGAACTATTGCAAATGCAGTTCTTTCAAATACGAGCATTGATGTGACCTCTGCAAATGCCAATGTCGCAAGAATTAATGTAACTACGATTGGTACTGGTTACACCCGGGCCAATGCTTTCATTTATGGTTCGGGCACAGGTGCAAATACCCGTGTTATTATTGGTCCTAAATTTGGTCATGCTTTTAATTCAGCAGAAGAATTATACTCAAATAGTGTTCTGGTTGTTGTGAGATTTGGTGAGTTAGATTCGACAGAAAACGGACTTATTTCTGTTGATACATCGTTTAGACAAATAGGACTTCTTCAAAATCCGTATAAATACAATGCAAATAGTAGGGTTGAAGTTTCAAATGCTAATACAGTCATCTCTCAAACAACAGATTTGAGTATTGTAGCAGGAACTAATTACACTCTCAATGAATATGTCTATCAAGGTTCTTCTGCAAACAATTCTTCCGCCTATGGTTATTTGTATGCCCAAACTTCAAATGAGGCAAAGTTAACAAGAGTGACAGGAACATTTGGGACTGGTTTGCCACTCATCGGTGCTACATCTGGCGTGTCTAGAACCGTTACTGGCGTTGCAAATCCAGAGTTAGAACCATACTCTGGAGACATGTTATACATAGAAAATGCAGTTAAAACTGACCGTGCTGATGGTCAGGCAGAAAATATTAAACTGACGATAAGTTTTTAGGGCTGAATAAATGGCACTTGATACAAATTTTAATGTAAATCCATATTATGACGATTACGATGCGGATAAAAAATTTCTTCGCATGCTTTTCAAACCAGGTTATGCTGTTCAGGCTCGGGAACTTACCCAACTTCAAACAATTCTTCAAAAACAAGTAGAGCGTTTTGGTGACCATATTTTCAAAGATGGTTCTGTTGTCACTGGTGGTGAAACAGTTTATCAAAATACTACTTTCATCAATGTGTCTTCTTCCTATGCAGGCACGACAGTAAATATTAATAGCTTTGTTGGTCAAACAATTGTCGATAACATTCAAAATCCTACCAAGAAAGCACAAGTTCTTAAAGTTTTTGATGAAGATTTAGGAACAAGTGAACCAAAAACATTAGTTGTTTCGCCAATTTTTGGTACTTTTAGTGGTAGCGAAACAATTCTTACCTTTAGTTCAGCACCAGTTTTTGCAAATACCACAGCTGTTGGCACCAATCAAGTATTCTCAGTTAATGATGGTGTTTATTACTATGACGGATTCTTCATTGATGTTGATGCACAAACTGTTGCTATTTCAAAATATACACAGGCAGGAAATGCACGAATTGGTTTTGAAATTACAGAATCAATTGTCACATCTTCTACAGATACCTCACTTTTAGATCCAGCACAAAACGCATCTAACTATCAGGCCCCTGGTGCTGACCGTTATAAGGTGCAAATGATTCTTGCGAATCGTTCATTGGCTTCTACTGATGATACACAATTTATTGAACTTGCTCGTTTTGAAAATGGAAGTTTAACAAAGTTTGTTCAGTATCCTCTATACTCAGTTTTAGAAGATACACTTGCTCGTAGAACATATGATGAGTCTGGCAATTATACAGTAAAACCATTTAAGATTGCTTTAGAGACAAATGCATCAAATACTGCAAACTTAAATGTTATTTTATCTCCAGGTAAAGCATATGTCTATGGCTATGAGTTTGAGACAATTTCTCCAACGACTATAACATATGATAAACCAAGAGAGACAGATGGTGTTAATAATAGGAGAATAACTGCCGACTATGGCTATTATGTCTTTGCAAACACTCCACATGGTTCTTTTCCAATCAACAGTTTACAAACAGTAAATTTGCATTGTGTTGCAAATGCATCAATTAACACAACATCTTCTAGCACAGTTTCAAATACAAAAATTGGTACAGCAAGAGTTAAATCGATTGCATTTGATTCTGCTGGAAATTCCGCCAACTCGGCATCTTATGAATACAAATTATTCTTATTTGATGTGAATGTTGGTTCAATTAATGGCGGAAATACAAATGCAAGTATTTCTGCTGCAAATACAACTTTTGTTCAGTTGGCAAATACACTTAGTGGTGTAAATCTCTATTCGACAGTTAATAATGCTTATCGTGGCGCCAAACTTCGAATTAGTGCTGGTCCTGGCACAGGAGAACTACCAAGAACAATTACAAATTACAACGGAACAACACAAACCGTTCAAATTGATGTTCCGTTTAGTGCAAATGTGAATCAAGGCACTTCTCAATGGGCAATTGATTTTGAATTCAATGATGCAAAAGCAGTTATTGTCTCATCTGGCACATCAATTATTTCTGCAATGAATATTGATGAAAGGTCAAAAGACGATGCTTCTACATTTGATGACACATTTATTAGTGACACAAGTTCTGAGGTATTGGTATTTCTTCTCGGTGATGATTTTGTTGCTAACGGTACTATTTCAGATGTTTCTTTCTCGTATCGTAGATTATACGAAGGACAGGCATTCTCAACTTCACAGTCCCCAGCACTTACTGTTGGTACTGGCGAATCTCTTTCTTCTGCAACTTCAACATCGGCCCGTGCTGAAAATTATCAAATCATTGTTACTTCACAAGGCACTGGTGCATATGCTGTAGGACAAACTGTTCCTGCAACTGCTATTACAAGTGTTGATACTGTTGCTCGTAAGATTACGATTACAAACGCAAATAACATGACTGCTAACATCATTGCGACAATTGATGTAAGCAATCCAACACAAAAGAATAAAACATACATTGCAGGCAATAATATTGTTCAAGTATCTGGTGGTGTGAATCTATTTGGCAATGGTGCAATTACACTTTATGGATCGCAAGGTCAAATTCAAATTGCAGCCAATACAATTGTTAAGAGTCCAGATATACCACAATCTCTGTATACATCAGATGTTGTGAATCTAATTTCAGTATTAGATTTTAACAACACAACAATCACTACAGCAAATGCCAGTAGTGCTATTAATGTAACATCTCGTTATGCTTTAATAAATGGTCAAAAAGATTCTTACTATGACCATGCTGCAATTACACTATTACCTGGAGTTCCTGCACCAGTAGGTCCTCTTGTTGTTCAATTCAATCAATTTGTTTCTTCTGGTCCAGGATACTTTACAGTAGATTCTTATACTGGTGGTGGATATGCTTATGAAAATATTCCTGCATATTTTTCACCAAATGGTTTCAAATATGAATTACGAGACAGTCTAGATTTCAGACCTGTTCGTGCAAATGCTACTATCGCAACTGCAAATTCAATTGTGTTCGATGTTGATTCTACAACAACTGGTCCTAAGATACCTGAAAATGGTTCAGATATTATACTCGACTATCAATACCATCTTCCTAGATTTGATAAAGTCGTTCTGAATAAAAATAGAACTTTTGAAATTATTAAAGGTGATCCTTCTTTAACTCCTGTTGATCCGAAAGATAAAGACAATGCAATGACGCTTTATGTTTTGCGTCATCCACCTTATGTTCTAAGCACGGCAAATACACAAGTTCAGTATATCGACAACAAACGATATACGATGAGAGATATTGGTAACATTGAAAAACGAGTTACAAATTTAGAATATTACACATCTCTTTCTCTGTTAGAACAAGAAACACTCAGTAAACAAGATTTAACAATTCTTGATTCTTCTAACTTGGCAAGATTTAAGAATGGTATTATTGTTGATTCATTCAAAGGACACTCAATTGCTGATGTGTCTAAGAATGAGTATCATGCATCTATTGATCCAAATAACAAAGAAATGAGACCAACATTCAATGTTTCAGCTCATTCAATGACTTTTGATTCTGCAAATTCTTCTGGCTATACACAAAATGGTGCCTTCATCACAGTTTCTACAAATGTGATACCATTTATTACACAGAATCTTGCATCAAAATCTGTTAATGTCAATCCGTTTAACTTAGTTAACTATCTTGGTAAAATTGAACTGAATCCAAAATCAGATATTTGGATTGATACTGACCGTAATCCAGATGTTCTTGTTAACATTGGTGGCGATAAAGACGCATGGGATTTAATTATTGGTGACCGTCAACCATGGAACTATGAATGGGGTGATTGGCAGACCTATAATGTTGGTGTAGAAATTCAACAAGCTCAGTGGGTCGGTGGTCCTCCACATGGTGCTGGTAATCCAAACTTACGCATCTTTGCCAATGACCGAATTATCACTAGAACTCAACAAACAAGAACAGGTACTGCAACCTCTGTTGTACCAGAAACAATCACGCAAACACTCGGTGACCGGGTCGTAGATATTTCAATCATACCTTACATGAGAAGTGTTGGTGTGTTGTTTACTGCATCCGATTTCAAACCTGCAACGACACTATTCCCATTTTTTGATTCTACATTGGTAGAAACAAATACGGCTCGGGCAAATAAATTTAGATTGGCAAATAACAATCTTCGTTATCAAACAACAACTGGTAACTATGAGACTGTAAGTATTATCAACAATGCAACAAGCCCCCCTACCACAAACGGTACCGCTTTCATTGTTAAGACTTCAAATACAGAAGCATTTGTTGTTAATATTGATCCTAAATCTTCATTTAACATTGCAAATGCTAATCTTGTTGGTACTTCTTCTGGCACATCTGTTCGCATCAATGGCTATGACCATTACTCTGGCAATGCTAATGCTGCAACCGTGAGTTCAATCACTCTCAGACTTGATGCTGGTGGCGCAACTAATGAAGTATTCTATGCAAACACAGCAAACAGTAATACAATCTTTATTGTTGCTGGTACTGGTGCTGGTCAAGAACGCACAATGAATTCGTATAATTCTGGCACAAGAACTGCAAATGTGAGTGTGAACTGGACAACAATACCAGATTCAACTTCTATCTACTCAATTGGTAGATTAACAACAACGCAGGCTGGTGATATTGCTGGTGTGTTTACAATACCTGCATCTACATTCCGTATCGGTGAAAAGAGATTCCGCTTAATTGACAATAATGTAAATGATGTTGGTTCATCTTCTACAAATGGTGATGCATCTTTCTTTGCACAAGGTATATTGCAGACTGTCGAAAACACAATCGTATCTGCTACTGTACCAACATCTCAACGGGTTACTGTAAATTCAGAACAAGTTGTAACTACGGTAACTGATGGACAAAGAAGACATATTGGCTGGGTTGATCCACTTGCACAAACATTCTTAATTGCACCTGATGCATATCCAAACGGCCTGTTTATCAATCGTGTAAGATTCTGCTTCAAAACAAAAGATGACACCGTACCTGTTACATTACAAATTCGTCCTGTTGTGAATGGTTATCCATCATATGCGGTAATCTATCCATTTGCCACAGTTACAATGACTCCAGATAAAGTTAATGTAACTGATTCTCCAAGTTTAGACGATAATGATTCTGATAAATGGACAGAATTTACTTTTGATACACCAATTTACATGCAACCGGGTGAACATTCATTTGTTCTTCTTGCAAACTCTAACAAATATGAGGTCTTTGTTGCAGAAGTTGGTGCATTGGACATTGTTACTGGCCGTCAAATTTCTTCGCAACCATATCAAGGCTCTCTGTTCTTATCACAGAATGGTTCTACATGGGAACCAGAGCAACAATCTGACATGACATTTAGATTGTTTAGAAATCAATTCTCATTAACGCCTGCAACTGCACGATTTAACTTAAATGCACCTGTTGCTAACACGCCAGTTGATTTAATTAATCTAAATGTTGGTGATATGGTAATTGCGGATACTTCGTTGATTTATCGATTCAATTCAACAGACAATTCTACTGGTGCTTCTGCTGGCCTAAAATCAATTACTCCATTAGAAGATTATGACATGAATGATGGTGTTGGTCGCCGAGTTCTTGTTGCCAATTCAAATAGTTCGTTTACTGTTCAGGCAACAATGGCAACAAATGATTCATCTGTTTCGCCAGTGATTGATACGACACGATTTGGTTTTGTTGCTGTTGAAAATATCATTAACAATTTGCCATTACTGAATACTGGCTTTATCATCGCAAACGGTGGTACTGGATATGCCAACTCATCTGATGTGACTGTTACAATCTCTGGTGGCAATGGTTCTGGTGCAACTGCGACTGCAAATGTTGTAAGTAATACAATTAGTGCCGTCACACTTACAAATGCTGGTTCTGGTTACACAACCTCGCCAACAATTACAATCACATCAGGATCCGGTGGTGGTTCTGGTGCTGTCGTGACTTACAATGGTGAAGACAAGAAATCTGGTGGTAATTCAGAAGTTCGTTACATCACTCGCCGTGTCACACTTGCAGATGGATTTGATTCTGGTGACTTACGAGTTTATGTGACTGCTTATCGTCCAAGTGGCACCAACATTTTTGTTTATTACAAGTTACTGTCTACATCCGATACCGATGACTTTGATGACAAACAGTATCAGTTAATGACGCAATTGGACAACAATAACTTTGTCTCGTTGAATGCAACAGACTATCGTGAACTAACTTTTGCACCTGGTATTAACTCTACGGCCAATAATCAAGTGTCGTATACTTCTGGTACAACTTCTTATCGCAACTTCAGAACATTTGCAATTAAGATTGTT